ACGTTCTTGTCAATATAAAAATTAATTTTTTTGTCCAGTAATCCAAGAAATTACTTGGCTTGAGAACCGTTCTTCTTTTTTTGACATTCTGTCCTCAAATTTCTCTATATCGATAGCAGAACTTTTAGGAGGTTTTGCAGTATGAATCGCATACCACATTCCATCCAACAAATCATCGTTCTTGCCTTTTGGGAATTGAAACATCTCATCTATTATTTCTTGATGTTGTTTTTTAATGAAAAGCTTTCTTGAGTTAACAATAGGACAAAGCAATGCTTCTATCCTGTCTTCTTTTTTAATTCCTGCTGGTGGTCTTATTCCTTGAGCTAATCCAGGAGCCAGTCTTCTATCGGCTCCAATTAATTTATTTACATAGTCTTTAATAACTCCTTGTGCTCCCACTTTTTCAACATTAACCCGCCTCACGGGACTAAATCGTTTTGCATATTCAAATATTTTTTGTGGCATATCATATAAAGGAGACCTCTCTCTATAATAATCTATTAAATAAATATTTCTATCACTATCTATAGCAATGGTCAAAATTACTTGAAAGTCACTAGTAGAATTTGCTTCATAAGCTAAATCCACTCCCACATATACATTAACGGGAATAGCAGATTCGTCTATCATCATATAGTTAAATCCTTCCCTAGATTCCATCGTTCCTCTATAATAATTAATTCTATCAATTTTAAATTTTGCTGAATCTAAATCTCTTGCTTCGTTTAAATACTCTTGTGCAAATTTATGAAGAAGTCCCATATCAGAGAACCTTCTTCTAATATCCATTAATTTGTTCCTACTAAAATAGGTTGGCCATAAAGGAATATCGTTTTCTATCGCTTTTTTATACATCACCTTCCAAGCATATTTTCTCCCTTCTCTTTCTGCCTCTATGTGACCATCATAAATGCTTTGTAAAAAAGAATCATAATGCACAATAGTCCCAATTAACCAAATAGAACCTTCTTGTTCCTTAGAGTTTTCTAAAGCAGGTTCTACTGTAGACATAACCCACTCTTTAATTTCTCTTCTTCTATCAGGTGTTTTTGTATTTAGTTCTGATTCAAAGTCATCAAGAACAATATTGGTATATCTTAAACCTAATTGAGAACGACCACGCAATCTTTGAGTCGTTCCTTTTGCAATAACTCTATCTCCTCTTGCAGTAGTAAATTCTTTCTCAGTCCATTTATCTCCTTTTAAATCTCCAAAATAATAATTTAAAGCAGGATTGATGTCTATATGGTTTTGAATATACTTGATATGGTCTATTGCTTGAGACTGTTCTTCTGAAACCCAAGCAATAAATTCTTTTCTATCAGACGGATTAAAATATAGTTTATATAATAGTGCAGTTTTTGCTAGGGTAGATTTTGCGTGCCCTCTAGGAAGAATAATACAAGCTCTTTTTTCGTCTCCTAAAAGCAACTTGCTTAATTCATATTGATATGGAGCAGGAGAAGACTTCATAAAATCTTCTGGTAAAAACATTTGCCCAAAAGTAATAATGTCTTTTCTTGCTAATTCTAATGCTTTCTCTTTTGCAGAGAGGTCTGGAGGGATTATGTTAAATAAATTCTTCTTCGTAATCTTTTTCATAAACTCTGTCCATCATTATTGCTGTTTTCTCAGAAAGCCAATCTTGGTCTGGTACTTCCGTAAATGATGAAGATTTTTCCCATAATAAAGGTCCAGCAACATACACCCAAGCTTTTTCCTTTTTTCCATTTGTTAATGTAACATCAGCAGTTGTTCTTATATAAAGACCACCTTCTACATTCTCATATCTATCATACGAATTTAAATCTTCTGGAACCACATCCATCATTTCTACAATAGCTCCTTTTCCTTTTGGGTTTTTAATTAAGGCTGGAAATGAAAGTGTTCCTGGGAACACTAAGCTAAATCCTTCTACTCTTCCTTTGGTTCTTCCACCTCTTCTTAAAGTACCATAAACTGCTAATCTCATCACGAATACCCAACAGATGAAGGAATACCTAAATCAAGAATACCAAAATCTGTAGAATAAACTGTTAAACAATTAACACATTTTATTGAATGTGCGTCTTGTCTTGCTTTTGACCAAACGAATACCCCTGTATTCTTTAGTCTGTGATGACATATTTGGCATCGCTTAGTTCTTGATATCTCTTTTAACTTCCTGAAGTTTTTTGTGTTTGGGCTTTTGAATTGCATTTAATTGCTCCTGTGTAAATCCTTGGAATACGGTAAGCGATTCTGATTTCTTCTCTGTATCCATCATTCCTGAGATTTTCATTAGTGTTGTTAAAGCTGTTATTTTATCTCTATCGGTCGATTCCGATTTGTCAATAACGTCACGCATCTCCTCTAATAGATATTTTGGCGTTATTTCAGCTTCTTCTAAATGTTTGTTTATTTCGTCTCTTATCAAATTTTTAACTCTTTCTGTCCTAAGCAACAATTTTGACTGATTATTTGCATATTTTTCATTGTTTGTAGGAAATACTTTCATATAAGCATCAACTACATCATCGCCTTTAGCAACATACTTTGCAAACAAAAATTCTGAATTGGTTGCGTTTTTTCTTTCTCTTCTTCTTACTGATGGAGATTTTCCTTTCAATGAAAACGTATGCATATTGGTTCGCATTTCGCCTTGCATCTTACTCTTCTCTCCACAAATAAATGACCCTATAATCGTTCTTATAAAGGTTGTTTCTTTTTTTCGATTATGTGATTTCATTATTCCTAAGTGTAATACTTGACACACTTGTCCGTCATCACATAATACCCAATCTCCTCTATTAGAGTGCCGCCAATCCAAGACCAGAGCCGTACTAAGGTGATAGTCTCGGAATTCCGCGACGTCTGCATAAAGGTGATGTTCAATTCCCTTCACAGTTCGGGTTTTCATTTAATATACTTATTTTTTCTTTTTGTCGTCAACATCTTTTTCATTGTCTATTTCATTTACAACAAATTGGATGTAATTATTAATGACGAATCGTTTTTCAGCTGAAGCTCTCTCCATTTGCATCAATTCCAGTGCAAGTTGGTTTGCTCTAGAATATTGTGCTTGAGCTTCTTCGCTTAAGTCCTCGTTATAAAACTCATACTCTTTATCATCAAGTCTAAGTTTGTTAGGTTCTGGTTTCGAGTTTTTCTTCATTTTGTCTCCTAAATAGGGTTTACTGTTGGTGCAGCGTATTCTTCAAGTCTACGGTGCAATTTTTCTAATATTACTACATCTGCTACATTGTGCTTATAGATATACTCTAATGATTGTTCATCACCCCAACGTGCTTTTTGCCAATACTCGGGTCTTATGCGCGTTTTACCTGCAATCCCGAAAAATTCGGTTGCAGCCATCAAAGATGAACGATGTAGTTTTAACTTCGACCTTACCACATAATATAAGTCTTTATGTGATTTTTGTCTATACATTGGGAAATATGTCCCGTGATATAGTGCTCTTGTTCGTATAAACGGAATATCAAACCTGGTACCGTAATAAGTAACAACAACATCATATTTATTCATTTCATCTACAAGTTGTTCCACAATACGAGCATCCTGGTCATCCGACATTAACTCTTCTCTTGTAATACAAGCGCCTGCTACGTCTTTTATGCCCCTGCCTTTCAAACACCAAGATAACATTACATCAATATTAGCACTAAACCCAGTAGATTCAATGTCTAAATATCCAATCGTAAGTTCGTGTCCTGTGACATACCGTTTAGGCTTTCTTAGTCCCAAAGACTCTATTTTACGAGTGGTTGCCTTGTATGTTCTGTTATAGCCAGCTTTCCTTATCTCTTGATATAGGACAAAGGCTGACTTAGCAGTGCGCTCATATTGGTCTAATATTCTTACTTCTTCTTCTGTCCACCTAATTCCAGCCATTATTTACTCCAAGGTGATTTTGCGAACTTTTTTAAGCCTCTAGCAACTCTTTGCCAAAAATCTAGTTTCTTAGTGGTCTTTTTCTTTCTTGTTACTTTTACCATTATTTACTCCATTTTCCTGATTTGACGATTAATGCCATTACACAATAGATAGCTACATCTAAGAATGCATCTTCAATCGGCTCATTTTGTGCCTTGAAGTCGTGTTTGGTGGCTAAATTAACCATTCTGTTAACTTTATCATTTAATCTCACTATAATCCCTAATAGGGACATACTGATTTCTTTATCATTGCTTAATAAGGTTCCCATTGCAATGTTGTTTGGACCGTAATCATACTGTTTTCTACAAAAAGTTAAATACATATTGTTTAACTCTTTTTGAAACATTTCTTCGGTTTCGGGGTAATTCTCTTTAATATACTCTACAATATCTTCAATCGTAGTTGTTTTTTGTAGCATATCTCTTATCTCCTGTTTAGCATCATCATAAAGAGTTGTTGGGTCGTATTTTTGTCCAACATCATCTATTACTTCAGTTTTTTGTGGCATATTATTATATAGGTCTGTTGACTCTAAATCTGTTAATGCAGTATTACTTTGCTGTAATTTTTGTACTTTATATTTATCTCCAGTTTGTTTTGCTTTTATGATTTCTTTGCTTTTTTCCATAAATAGTCTCCTACTCCCAATTGATGTAATCCGTTTGATAACGCTTCAATGATTCGTTCATCGTGTTTTAGTCCTGTATTGTAAAAAATAGCGTGCAAAATTTCGTGAACTAACGTTTCTTGTTGCCTTGAATGTGCTATCTCTTCATTAATCAATATAACATTCTCTTTTACTAAATGTCTTCCATAGAGTTCTTTTCTGTTATCTTCGTGTGTTAATTTATCAAACAAAATCTCATAAGGATGTCCTCCAACCTCTAATTTCACTGTTTTACCCTACCTTTCATTAATCTGCTTTACATACAATAACATCTTTTAAGGTTTTACCTGTTTTTGCACATATGACATCTCTTTTTTCATACTCTCCTGATGCTAATAAACTATCGATGAATTTTTCATCTTGAGTTTGTGTTTTATCTTCCATACGGTCTCTATATTCTAGATAGTTTTCCATCATTTTTACTCTTCGGTTTAACTCTTCTATATTTACAGTCATTTCTCCTCCTTGCTGGTAGTATATCAAATGATTTTTCTAGTCTTTTTTCTTTCGATATGATGATTTTCTCTCTCAACAATGCTTTTATTAGTTTCTTATAGTTCTTTCTCATTGTGTATGGAACTTAGCTACATCTTGGTACACGTGTCAACAATTAATTTAAATATTTTTAATAAAAAATCATACGACAAATGAAAAAAAGTGTTGACAACAGTATTGAATTACTATTACCTTAATACTCGGTGCTCTTAATTAAATAATTCTATTAAATCTTATTTTAATATCTTGCTCGATACTCAGAGTATGGCCCCAAATTTTGAAAAAAAAATTATTTTTTAGTCAAAAAGAAGGTATTTTTACCGTTTTCCCGCGATTTTCGTCTATTTTATTGAAAAAATGACTCATACCCAAAAAATAGGACGATTTTGTGTGTCGGTCTTTTATCCCCGAGAGGCGTCGGGTCTTTCCGATTTTGGCTTTCAAATAATTACGTTGAAAATTCCATAAAAAAGTAGAGACCCCTTGGACAAGAGGGTAGGGGGTATGTAGAGAGAATTCAATTATACATAACGTTTATTATGCGCAAATCAATTATACATAATATATATTATGCGCAGATACAACAACATATCTTGTATTATATCCATTCATTTCATTATAGCTGAATCCAGTTTATAGCTTGACTATTGTTATTTAATATAGCTCGACTGACTCCAAAATATTAACGCGCCCTTTTTAAAATTTACTTATTAATAAACATAGAGACATCTACGACGAAAGGGAGGAAGAAGACAAGACAAGCAAAAGACATAACAAGCAACCAAGATAATTATTGAATTATACATAATATATATTATATGTAATACGTGAAGAATCGTCCAAGTTCGGCGCTTGTAATTACTTATAGCTGAATCCATTTATATAGCTAAAAAGAAACGCCCCTAAGTTAATAAGGGCGTTATGTTGTGAATGTGTGAATTAAGGGTATTTAGTTATCGAATATTTCAGCAACTAATTTAAGTTGAGGAATTCCCATAACTTCAACGTTAGAGCCACGCTGTTTTTTAGGTAGGGTTACGCCGTCGGCGACTAGTAATTTATTAAAAGATTGTAACTCCGTTTCAAACGCTGTTAAATACTTCTTATAACGTTTGTCTGAGTTCTTTAACCTGATAATATGCGTATCTAGTTTAGTATTTTTAATTCCGTGCGTAGTAGTATAATCATCTTTGAGCATTTCACAACCTTTTTGAGTAACAAGGCCTTTCTTCTCCATATCGTCAAACTTCGCTAATGAAGAATCAAATACTTCTCTAGTAACTTTTACAACTGCAACTTTTACAACGTCTGCTGTAGTAGTGTCATTACTTGTATTATTATCTTTTTTAGACATAATGTAAATTCTCCTTTTTTAAAATGCCCGAATCGTCCCAGCAAGTATTTTGTTTATCGTTAAATTTCATAATAAAGAATGTAGCAATAAATAACGACTAAGCAAAGAACATAATAACAATAGTCCAAGACATCAGGCGTATAAAATCCATAACATTCCAGAACCCGACCCAAGTGAGTCAAATAGCTTGAAAGTCCGAAAACCGAAGCGCTTAGCTATATAGTAGCGTTATTGTCGTTAATTATATTTAGCTTGATAGCACTACACATACAGACGCACATAAGACCTTGCTATTAATCAAAAAATTCGCTATATTCAGCTGAGTCAATAGGTAAAATTAAGAATTAAACCTAGACGGAAATAAATAAAGGACGCAATTATGAATGAGATAAAAAAACATCAGACTTCAGAACGTTGCCCGTCGTGTCATCAATGGGTTACGACGATAGTCGAACATAAGGATTTACCTAAATCTATAGACGTTTTTTGCACTCCAAACGATAATGCAGACAAGACGTGGAAAGTAATTATAGTCAATCATATAAAGAAAGAGACGATAGAATTTGAAGCGTCGAATATGAAAGATTGTAGGTTTTTCATCGAAAACGTCGCATTTAGAATGCACAGACCGAATCATAGAATTAGTGTCAGATTTCCTTCAAGTCGTTATGATGATAGTTCCAGCCGTTTACTCGGGGTCGACTGGAATGACTACGCAGACGATATATGTAGAAGTAAAAAGAAGGGTTGGTATGAAGACGTTGTTGCGAAAGCAGGACGTAGTGCTGTTAAAGGCGCAAATAAAATACATCGACTCGGATATAAGAAAATAGACGTAAAGTAGTATACGTCGCAACCAATAGGAGAGACGCAAATGGTAATTTTTGAGAAGAAGGACAAACTCGTCCAGCTGGATAGTAGTTTTCCGAAGTTTAAAAAAGACGTCTTAAAATTAGAGTCAGACATAAGTGAGTTTTTTATAGAAAATGATTTAATGTCGACGGATAAAGCAATGCTACTAAGGAAACTTAGTGTTCTAAAACTAAAAATAGACGAACTTGAAATCCTTTTTAGAAAAAGCGTTAACGACTTCAGAGAAAGACTAGACGAAGCTTTATATGAGAAGAATCAAGATTATGCAAACGACAACTTAACATAAGAGTCGTTTTAAAGGCGCAGTAGTAAATATTATTATTGCGCCGAAAATTTATTATGAGAATACAAAAGAAGAATAAGGACAGAAATTTATGTTAGCGACAACCACAGACCCTCGCTTTATAACAAAAGAGTCGGTTTATCCTTTCTCGACTGGTTTTGTAGGTTGTCGCGAGATTTACAGAAATGTAATAAAAAGTTTCGTCGATAGGTCGAACGACGGAAAGAGTTTAACCAAAAAGATAGGGAGTTAGACTATGTGTGGAATTTATGGAATGGCAAAAAGTCCGACACCATATACCAGTAAGCAGTATAATACTGTCAGAAAGGTAATGCGTAATATAGCGATTGATAGTGAGACGCGTGGACAACATTCGTCTGGAATTGCTACCGTCGGACCTGAAACCAAAATACATAAATCTCTATTACCGTCTTCAAAGTTTGTAGACACAAAAGGATATATTAAATCTATAAAGTCATTACGACAAGGAACTAATATATTAATTGGACATACACGCTTTGCGACAGAAGGAGCCATTACTAAAAGTAATGCACACCCTTTTAAGATAGGTAATACCGTCGGAGCGCATAACGGCTGTGTTTATAACATAGACAAAATGCAAACCAAATTAGACAAACAATGTCCCGTCGATAGTCAGCTTATATTTAAAGCTATTGATAAGTGTCCAGAAATTCAAGACGCTATCAAACACTTCGACAGCGACTTCGCTTTGTCTTATGTAAAAGATAATCCTATGGTATTACATCTTTGTCGTGAAGACAATCGTCCATTGCACGTTTCATACGTCCCCGAAATCAAGACACTATTCTACGCGTCTGAAAGCGTCTTCTTAGAAGATGCATTCGAAAACGTCGGAATAGATGTAGAGACCTTACAACTAAATAAAAATATTTTATATAGTTTCGACGTTTCTGATTTTGATGACGTAAAGACGAATGTAAATAAGACAACCTTTGAATACGACAGTAGAGTAATTCAATACTACCCAATAAACAACTATCACTATAATAACAACAACGTCTATAATAACAATCATAACAATAGTAATGAAGGCGTCGGTAAATACAAGGTTCAGTATGAAGTTGCTGAAACAGAAATAGAGTATTTAGACGACGGAAGTATAGACCCTACTTGGATAGATTTTGAAAAGCAGGAATTGTCGGAAATATATGGTGGTAGTCCTAATGATTGGATGTTTGACGAAAGCACAGACGATTGGTATTTTATAGATAGCGACGGAATGATGTGCACAGAACAAATGTTAGTCAATAGGAAATACGTAGAACAATTCAATGATGTTGACGACGACGATAAATTGTGCGTCGATTGTTTTAGCGTAGAACACCCTAATAACTGCAAATGCGAAAAACAAAAACAGACAGAGTTGGAGTTTTCGGACGGAGTTAACAATGAATCCTGACCAATTATATAGACTGGTTGAAGAAAACGGAGAAGAAGAAGTCAAATGCGACATCTGTGGAACCGTCGAAGACAGTGATATAGAAGAATTCTTGGAGACTCCCGACGAAACCTTACTCTGCGACACTTGTTATCACGACCAATATTACCAATGTGAACAATGTGATGAGTGGACGAATCGAGACGATATCGTCTATTGTGAATATAATTCTCGAAATTATTGTGAGAGTTGTTGGAGCGAAAACGTCGGAAGTTGCTATGATTGTGGCGAAGAAGTGCCATACGACGATTTGAATTATGTCGAACGTAGAGACGTAGACATTTGCGGGGGCTGTTACGACGAGGAACAACATCGCAGACAGCCTAATTGGTATGTAGAATCTAATAATATGGTCAGAACAAATACGCATTTCGTCCATCCAAGACGAAATTTGTATAGTCTTGAATCGTCTGAAATAGTTACTCGACAAAGTGATGATTTTATCGACTTCAAAGATAGTTTCGACAAAGTTAAGTCAAGACGTTGTATGGGAATTGAAATCGAATATAACGACGACAACTCCTCAGATAGAGAAGACATATATTATAGACTACATATTGCATTGGCAAAGAAAAACGGAGTCGTAGTTGACCCTCATAATTGGAGCGATGCTGGAATGCGTCGAAGCCTAATAGTGACGTCAGATGGTAGTATTACGTCTGAAAATCACCCTTATGGCAAAGAAGTCATTCTAGAACCAAGACGTGGCGACATACTTGCGAGTGATGTCGAAACAATAACGAGTGAATTAATAAAAGCTCGTGGATACGTCAGTTCTAATTGTGGACTGCATTTACACGTCGACTCACGAGATTACGACTGGTATCACTTCGCCGTCTTAACTATGATGACGAAGTTAATTGAACCACAAGTTTTCTCAATGTTGCCGTCAAGCAGGAGAGTTAGTCGTTGGTGTCACCCCGTCAGTCAAACCATTAATAATTTTAGTGGAATAGACGGAAGAGATTCCTTCGTAAATTTCTATTACGACGGAGAACGTTATCACAACGATAAATACCACGACAAACGTTATCACGGACTAAATCTACATAGTCATTTCCAAGCAAATCAAGGCGTCGAAATACGATACCACTCAGGAACTTTGAATGCAGACAAAATCATTCATTGGTCTATATTTTGGAGTAAGGTCGTAGATAAATGCTTTGAAATAGGAGATGAACTTTACCGAAAACATCACGTCCAATCAGACGGAGGTATTTGGTGGAAAAATAGTGGATTTATGTCCAGCATACGTAATCCTGTCGGACTTTCAGAAGACGAAGTAAATAGATTGTCTCAAAAATATCATACGAGAACAATTGCTACTGATTTAGGAGATTACCATATAGACGCAGAACATTATCGAAGTCTACTTGGTCTCTCTAAACAAGAAAGACCGTATAATGTCCAACAATTAGCGACAGCAATGGGATTATCTATGGGATTAGGCAGGTTTAACCAACCAACAATGACGTTAAGGGGTATGTTCGACTTATTCGAAATTCCGTATAGAACTCAAATGTTTATGCGAAAAAGAACGTCGGATATAATGAACAGTCCAGATACGCCAGAAGACCATCTCTTAGCTTGTTTTACTAGAACTACGAGATTCGTCGAATTTAATAGAGCACTATTAGAATTCAAGAATGTAGACTGGTTGGAACATAGGTTGCCTACGCTTGCAGACGAATACCGATACCAATTTCATAAGTCATTGGATGTGTCGAAGATACAACAATTCACGTTTTGAGTGTTTTGAAGTCGGTTGATTGCATAATGGTAGAGACGGAACGTAGTCCAAGTTGGAGAAATCCGACTGGGCTACGAACTCCGTCGGAAAAATCTAAAAATATTTACGGGTCAGATTTTATCCCGTTAGCGAGATAGCACATTAGCTGGATTGAAAAGATTAAAAAAAAGCTTGACACTAATATATTATATAACTAAATTCTTTTTAGATTTAATTTGAAAATTGGTGGATAGTAAGTATAGAAATAATTAATAGACTGAAATAAGGCAGTCGTCGGTATCCAATCCGACTTACCTTTTACAGACGTTAATTTAAGCAAATACGACGGCTTGGTGCTCTGTCCACCAAAAAATTATTATGGGAGAATAATATGGAAATAAGAATAGATAGAGATAGGTTAAATCATCCGAGATATATTAATTGGGTCTTTCAACATACAATAACAAGTCTTAACGATTGTTTGACAATTTTAGAAGAGACGGGTAGTGTTGAAGACGCAATAGAATATCAAGGCGAAGAAGAAGAAAGAGCAATTAGACGAGTGATAGAAGTCGCAAGTCATATTGCCTTTTATAATGACGAGGAGTAAAAATGAAAGCAAAAGAGTTAAAAGAAATTCTTTCAAATGTTCACGACGACAATCCAATAGGATTTTATGTTATAGGAGTAGAGTGGACTGATGAAGAAGATGTTAATTTAGGAACACCAGAAGTTATTTGTTCTAATGGAATAAATGATGAGGGTTGGGT